CAGCGGTTTCGCTAATGGCGGCGTTAACCACGGTCAGTGTGTCGCGCGCGTAATCCTGCGCGGCGTTCGTGTATCCAACTTCGATGCTGGCGGCGCGGTCCTGCATGGGCAAGAAAGTCTCATTGAAGCTGTTGACGTTTGTGTTCCCGACTGTAAAAAGCTGCGCGGGTGTCGCGCGCGCATCGTCCACTACAATAAATATTTTAGTGCCACGCATGACGAGCTGCGCGCGGGCGATGGCGCAGACTTCCAGCGCGGCTTCCCACAGGCTGGTGGCCGTGTCGAACACGCCGTCGAAATAACAGCGCGCCTCGGCGCCACCATGCCCGTCCGTGACTAAGGTGTCGCAGAAATCCGCCCAATTCATAAAACTGGACAGATCGAGCCGCGAGGGGTCGAGCCCATCGTAGCGCACCACCGCATGGCTGTTGTTCAGCACTGGTTGGGTCAGAATGTCCCAGCAGATCCACGCCGGGTTGCGGCTAAACTGGCTGACCCATGCTGAGCCGTTCCAGACGCGCACGATGGCGCAATCTGCCAAACAACTAAAATTCATTGATCCTGATATCTGGTCTGTGGCTAGCGCATCCACCGCCGCTAAAACGGTGCGAGGATATTGGAAGTCGTCGTACATCACTTCGTTTATTTCGGCCAGATACAGGTCGTCGCCGTAGCGCGTGTCGGTCTGGTCTGCGCTGAGGTTGGTGCAGCGCACTTTGTAGCGGGTGCCACGGTCGAGATTATCGATGCGCAGCGTGCGGCGGATGGGTTGCTGGCTTTTCCCCGTAATGGTGATGGAATCGTACACCTCGCTGGTCACTTCGACGTTCCCGGATAGCCAACGCCACCTATATATCCCGGACACATCGCCGTCTATATGATCTGTTCGTATCACCGATCCGGCGCTAGCCTCTTGCCAGACAGAAATATTTTCACGGCTAACACGTTTGTATATAAAGCGCCCTAGCGACCACCTGCCGGGATATGAGGTGATAACAGAGCGCGCCTCAATCTCTACGAATTGCCAACTGCTGCCACCGTCCGCAGAGATTTCGACCGAGGTGTACACCGACACCGCATCCAGACCGCCCGCATCGTTGGCATACCAAAGCCCGCTCGGACAGACCAACACGATCTCCAGTGCGTTGTAATCGTCGCCCACGGTGTCGCGCGACACCGGACTGCCGGCGACCACCTTGGAGCCGATGTTTTGGTTCTGCCGGGTGTCGTTGAAGGCGGGGATGATGCTCTGATCCAGCTCGCCCATGCGGGCAGTGATGGTGACGCCCTGGTAATAGCCGACCGGCTGGTTATTGAGTTTGAAGTCGGACAGCGCGCTGTACGGGCCTTGACCAAGGTCGACCAACAGATGCGCGATTTGGCTGAAGCCGGTGTCGCCAGTGGATTCAATATATCCGGCAATGATATTTCCGAATAGTTTGTTGCGGCCGTAGGCGCGATGGATGGCCCCGCCCGGGGTTTGGGTGGTCGCTTGAGACCATGCGTAGGCCTGTGAGACATCGGACGACTGGCGGCCAGGGAGAGAGGGTTTGCTGGGGGCCAACAAAGCGCCGATAAGCGCAGATCCAAGTATCGAGTAGCCGGCGGTTAGCGCCAGCAGCCCAAAGCTACCTGCACCACCAAACGCACCGCCTGTCATGATGGTTGTGTATCCGGCTGCGTACGGCGCAAAGGCGATGACCGCAATCGTAAGGATCACACCCAGCGTCTCGCCATCATGCACCGCCGGCATCACCACCATCTGCTCACCGGGTCGCAGCGCGCGCGATGCCCATGCGCCCGGCGCGATCATCTCGCCATCGATAGCGACTTGCAGCGCTGAGTGGCAAGGGAAATGCGTGGAAATTAATTTTGAAACAGTGACATCGCCCAACAGAGATACCAGCCGTTCGTCGCGCTGGCGGCGGTCAAACGGGTTGCGCACGATGACTAATGAGCTTTGTGGAGTCATGTGCGCCGCCCCGTGTAGCGATAAAACCCAGCGATACGCTCCGCCCATTCAGGTGCATCCAGCCGCTGGACGGTAACGCCACGCCGCGAGCTCGTGTGAACGAAACGCCCACCTTCCAGCACCATGCCGATGTGCGACATCCATGGGCCGATGCGCAACACGACCGCGCAGCCGACCTCTGGTGTGGCAAGCGGCTGCCATTCTGCGGCAGCAGCGGCGTGGATGTCTGCCTCGCGCTGGGCCAGGTCGTCCGGTGTGGGATGGTTGGGGATGGGTGTGCCGCGCCGGCGACATAACTCGGCGAACAAACCGAAGCAATCGTACGCCTCAGGGCCGCGCGCACCGGCTTGATATCTAGCAGCCATCAGGTCGTTGAGTTTTATCATATAAACCTGGGCGCCCCGGTGATGCCGGGGCGTCCGCCAAAACGGGCGGTGTTGTCCAGCACACGGCAGGCAAACAGGGTTCTGGCGCAAGTGGTCGCGCTGCCAGCGTAAGCACATTCCGCGCTTCTAAAACCCCAGTTGCAGGAATAAGGTATGGCGGCCTGCAGCGGAAAGCGGCGGCGCAAAGGGTTCTCGGCACCGAGCGCGAAGGTGATCCATTCAGCCGTCGAATCAGCCGCCAGCACGGTGTAGTTCAGCGTCAACTCGGTGTAGTCCGATGCGAGATTGTCCGCATGTACAACCGCCAACACAACCGCGCACCCAACCAACCCATCGTGCGCTTCCATGTACGGTTGCAGTGCGCGCTCTGGGTTGGCGACCTTAAGACTTACCCCCTGGATGCGACCGTCACCACCGTTGCGGATCTCGCCGATGTCAAATTCGAACGCGTAATACACATCTCCGGAGAAGGTGACATTTTCGTTGTTGCGCACCAGGCGGATCACCGAGGCATCAGGCAGCGTGACGGTGAGCAGCAGTAGCCAAGGTGCGGTGCTGATTAGCTTGTTCTTCTCGGTGCGCAGGGCGAGCGGGAGGTTGAGCATCAGACCTCCTGCAGTGTGAAGGATGCACCGGTCAGCGAGCGGTGCTGGTCGGTGGAGAAGTCGATCTGGCCCGCCAGCCGCACGGTGTAGCTGGTGCCGGAGATGGGATGCGTCCAGCTGAACGAGTCGGCGCCATTGCGCAAGGTGGTGATCTCGAAGGCGCGCAGGGCGGCGGTGTCGGTGGCATCCAACACGGGATAGCGCACGCCCCAGCTACGGCGCGCGCGCGTGGTGCGCGGACGGGTTTGCAGATAGCCCGCCTCGGCAGACGAACGCAGGACCACGTCCTCGATCTTGCCGTCTGGCGAGAGCGGCAGCGAGGGTGCTTTGCTGAGCGTGACGAAGGCGGTCATACGCCGATCCCCATCGCGCTGCGGAACTGCGGATCACTGTCTGCCGCGTCCAACACGATGCCGAGCACCCAGTTGCGGCCGTCGAACTTGGGCTGGCCTTGTTGCTTGGCGTTTAGGTTGGTGCCGGATTGGTTGTTCATCTGGATCACAACATTGGGTGCGGCATTCGAGCCGCTCTGCGCCTGCACGCCCAGCTTGCCGTTGATGCGCGTGAGCGGCAGGATCGCCTCGGGGCCCGCCTCACCCATCAACCCGATGCCGCGCGCGAACGGAAACACGGTCGGGCTGGATACCACGCTGCCGGAATAGGCGCTGATGCCTGCGCCGGCATATACACCGCCGTTGGCATTGGGGGTTGGGCTGAATAAATTGTTCAGGAAATTAGTGCCGCCGCCGATCAATTGGTCGGTGATGTTCTTCTGTATCTGGATGCGCAGTAGGTCGGAGATGATGCTGTCGGCCAGATCGCCGAAGCTGCCCTTCCCTGTCAGCACCATATCAGCCAGCGTGTTGGTGAATGAACTCCCCCAGCCGCGCACCGCCGCTTCCAGCGTGTCGAAGGTGGAGGTGCCTTCTTTTTCCACATCCTTGAACGTCTTGGCATATGCCTGACCGATCTGTTCGTCGGTGAGCAGCCCCTGCTCTTTGAGCGCGACCAGCTTCTCCCATTCGGCCGAGGCGCGGGCGATGGGGTCGATGTCGAAGATGATCTTCTGCGCTTCGGCGGATGCCTTGGCGTAGTCTTTCTCGGCTTGGATCTGCGCGTTGATCGCGCCGACAGAATCGGCCGCGGCTTGCGCCTGAGTGATCTGTGCTTCCGATGCGCCCTTGATCGCCAGCTCGTAGACTTTGGCCTGCTCTGCCGTGACGCCCAGCAGCTCAAGCTGCTTGCGGAATTCTTCGTTCTGGATGGCGGTGACGGCGGCGGCGTTGGTGTCGGCTTTGCTTGCGCCGCCGCCTAGCGCATCGAGCAGCTTCTTCCCTTTTTCGGCGGCGCCGGTCTTTTCGGCCGTTTCCTTTGCGATGGGTTTTTTCGCTGCCTCTTCCGCTTGCTTGCGGATGTCTTCCAGCTCTTGCTCCAGCTGGCCGCGCTCAAGGCGCAGTGGGATGGAGATCGGCGTGGCGATGCCGCGCGCGCCTTCTGATGATTGGATCTCTGTGTTGATGGACTTGAGCCGCTTCTCTATCTGGGCAGAGCGCTCCAGCATGTCGTCCGTGAAGATGGCCGTGCCCAAGCCCCCCAAGCCGACCCACACCGCCTCCAGAATCCCTGCTTCACGTGCCGCCTGTGCCATCGCGTCGCTGATCTGCGTGAGCTGCGGCAGCAGCTCGGTGGTCATGGCCATGCCCGCCCCTGCGGCGGCGGCGCTCAGCTTGGCGGCGTTGTCGTTGAATTGCGCGGCGAGCGCGGCCTGCTCGGTGGTGACCTGGTTATATTCCCGCCCGACGGTAATGTTCTCGCGCATGGCGTTTGTTCCTTGATTGAGGAACAACACCATCTCGCCGCCGAGCTTGTCGCCGAACAGTTTGGTGGCCAGTGCGGATTTTTCGATGCCGTCTGGCATGGATGCGAACACATCGGCGAGTTGGATCATCGCCTCGGTTGAATCTGTTGCCGAGATGCCGAGCTTTTTGAACAGCGCTGGCTTATCAGACAGCATGGCAGACAGTTTCGCGCCGCCGCGCGCGACAGTCTCCAGCGATGCACCGTTCTGCTTGGCGGCATAGTCGAGACCAGCCAGCGCCTCGACCGATGTGCCGGTGATCTGGCTCAGCTCATCGAGCCGATCGGCTGCGTCGATGCTTTGCTTGATGATGCCAGCGAAAGCGGTGACGGTGAGTGCGCCGCCCAGCGTGCTGACGACCCCGGAGAGGTCGAACATCTTCCGCGACACTGCGCCGACGGAGTTGCCGAGCTTGCCCATTGCGGCTTCTGCCTGGGCGGTTGCCGCGGTGATGACGATCTTGGTTTCGTTAGCCACGGAGTACCTGCAAGGCTTCGTTTTCCATGATGCGCAGCGATTCCAACATCGCGGCGCGCTTCTTTTTCTTTACCCCGAAGGCTTCAAATACCAGCGGGATAGCCTCATACCGCAGACCGATGACGCCATTTATGCCGACGTTCCACTGGGTGTCGAGCGCTGCGAACACTTGCAGCGGCAGCCAGTTCTCTGGCCAGCATTCGACATCCGTCGGCGCATTCAGGCCCATCCTTGCCTCGATCTCATCGAGGACGCTTGGCGCTTGGTCCTGATCAGCGCCGCTCGCGTATAGCGCGCGGGCGACGCACCTCAGTTTTTTACCCGGCTCTCCGTCAGCCCGAGCTGCCAGGCACGCACGATCTCGCGGGCAGCGGGCTGGTAGTTCTTCACCAGTGCCGCAAGGCTCTCTGGCGTGAATGGCAGCTCGGCACCGTCCTCGCCCATCACGCCGCACCAACCGCACACAATGTCGGCCAGCGCTTCTGCACTAGGCTTCTCCTTGCTCGCCGCGAACCAATCGGCAGCTTGCTTGGCCGTCATGTGGCGGAAGGTCATCGGCACCTCTGCAGGCTCGCACTGGCCCGGCACGGTCATGCGCACCACGGTCTCGAATGTCGGGTCTGGAACGAGGCGGATCATGGGTTAGCTCGCCAGATAGCTCGGTGTGCCATTCATGGTGATGACGGTGGACGTCGTCACCAGACCTTGTGCAGAGCCGCCGGGCAGCAGGTTCGCGCCGACATAGCCAGCGAACACCATGATCTGGCCGCCCGTGCCGAAGGTGAACTTGAACGCGCGCTTGGCTTGTGCATCAGAGGCTGTCTTCATCGCCAATAAACCCGCATCGGCTACGTCCCAGATGTTTTCGAAGCTGAAAGTCGCGGCGGCAGGCAAGCCCGGAATTTGCGTCTTCGCGTTGCTGTGGATGGTGGTCGTGTCGATGAAGTCGAAGCCGCCGCCAGATGCACTGACGCTAGTTGCGCTGGTGATGCTGGTACCGAAGGTGAGCGCCTCAGATGTGCCGCTGCTGAATGTGTCGAACAGCGTGGTGTCGATGCCTTCCAGCTCGAAGGTGTCGACTGTTTTGTTGGCGATACGCGCAACACGGTCATTCAGTTGATGCATACCCTGTATGGACAGGAGTACATAGTCGCCATTATTCATTCCGTGCGCGACAGAGGTGGCAACGCCCGGGTTGGCTTTGGTGATGCTTGTGATGATGTCGGCTGCGGCCAGTGCAGATTGCATGGCGATGGCGACGTTGCTCCATTTGCGTACTGTGCTCATGTTGTTACTCCTTTAGGTTAAAACGTCCGGCGCATTGCTCATTGCCGTGTAGGTGATGAAGAACCGCAACCGCTTAACGCCCACCGGCTTGTCAGCCAGCGCATCGTCGAACTGCATGCCTGCGTACACACAGGGCAACACCTTGCCACTGAGCGTGATACCGCCGGACAGCGCGGCCTCGACTTCTTTACTGCTGGCGTCTAGCGTGTCGTCCAAGGTGGTGATCGCCTTGGCGCAACACTCAACGATCATCGCAACGCGGCGGTCCTGCATATAGGGCGAGTGCATGGTCAGCGCATCGACCTCTTCCTCATCCAAGAACACCCGCAATCCAGGCAAGTTCGCATCGGCCATCGGCTGCAGACGGTTCGCGTAGACGCGCGTGCTGGTCGTCGTCAGCCCGGTAAGCAGGGTTTCCACTGCTTCACGGATCTGCCGGTGCAGGTGGTTGGCCATTGCTTATGTCTCCTGCAGCAACAACCGCGTCATGCCGGTTCCGTCCGGCTGGATGCTGCCGACGGTGTAGCTCACCGAATTCACCACCACTGCTGTGCCTTGTGCTGCCGTGGAAACGTCTGCACTCGAACACAACAGCAAAGGCTGCGAACCAGCCATACCTAACGGATCTGTGTAGGCATCGTCAAAGATGCCGCGCACTGCGCTTCCATCCAGCGTCGCATCAACGCCAAAATCGTAGAACATCACCAAGGCGTCGGCGGAGGGATTCACTTAACCTTCCCGCTTTTTTTTTCCGCAGGTTTTTCTTCCTGCGCTACCTCAACTGCTCGGCTCATACGCACCAGCTTGTCAGCTTCTTCCTGTGCGATGTCTTTGCCGACGACCAGCACATTGCCTGCATCTTGGTGTTCCCCCGCAGCCAAACATGGATTCGTGATCTTGATATTCATGGTGATTCCCTCTGCTCAATACCCTCGGTGAAGGCACTTAGTAGAGGGAGGGCTCGCGCCCTCCTCCTTTCGGCCTTAGGCTTACGCTGTCAGCGCATCCTTCATCGCTGCGAACGACTCAGCGTGACGAACTGCGATGTCCACGTCTTGCAACGCTACGACACGAACTGTTCCGCTGGTGCTGCCAGTGTATGGATCAACAGTCAGATCCAGTGCACCCCACTGACCGATGATCAGGTCGGCGAAGTTGCCGAACAGAATTGCCGAGCACACACCGGAGCTGGTGCCTTTTGTGAGGTTGCTTGGAACTTGGTTGGACACAGTTGCGTTGTAGCCGTTGACAATGCCGTCTTCCCACACGAAGTCATCACCATAGGTGGCGACTTTTTGTGTTGATTTCAGCTTGCCGCGCACTTTGGCGTTGGTCAGATAACCCATCGCGCCAACGTCTGCATTTGCCACAGCGACCAATGTCTCAAGGTCGATCATGTTCTGGTAGGTTGGTGCCAAGCCGTTGGTGCCGCCTGCCACAGAGCCGATGCCTGATGTGTTCAAGATGCCGGTTGGTTGGTTGGATGCGCCAGAGCCATTCACGCCTGCCAAGTCGATCGCCAGAGCCAGCACAGTCGCCAAGTCGTTGCGAACGAAACCTTCCACATCGATGCTGGACTGCAACAGCAACTTGCGGCTGATGTCAGTGAAAGCACCAACTGTGCGAGGTGTCATCGCTACTTGGTCGAAAGCTTGTTGGCTTTCTGTTGGTGCGCCAGACTCGGCAACCCAGTACGCTGTAGCGCCGCCAGTTGCACGTGGGATGGCGATGTTGCCGACCAAGCCAGTGAGGAACTGAGCGCCCAAGCCTGTGAGGGCCATCTTGTTGCGCAATAGGTCGATGAACGACGCTGCCAACAGGTTTGTGGCAACAGAGTGGCCGCCTGCTGTTGTAGTTGCGACGTTTAGATCACGGCGTTGTACTTCGCTTGGAACGAAGAATCCAGATGCTGCACGGCCATGCTTACCAGCGAAAGCGTCAGACGCTTCACGCTCGAATGCAGCCAACTCTTGCGCCTTGCGGTCGCCAGGGTTTGCTAGTGCATTGATGGCGCGCAAGAACGAGTAGTTCTTCGCTTCTTTTTCAGACATGCCGATGTCGGCAGTCGGTACGGGCGCAGTGCTGACCTTTTGCAGTACCACTGCACGGAACTGATCGACTGGCTGGCCGGAGCGCAATGCTTCGGATGCTAATTTATCAGCGCCATACTTGGCGAACTGTTCGCCGATGGCGATGATCTCTGCGATGCGTTTTTGCTCACCACCCAGCGCGTCTTTAACGGCGCGTTGTTGGTTTTCTTCGTGATTTATTTCTGGCATTTTGTTCTCCTGAATTTGGATGACTGGATTGGGTTCGGTTGTTTCCATGCTGCGCCCGACGCCGACAGATGTGTCGGCAGGTACGGATACCAGAGAGACTTCGAACGGCTCCCAGTCGCTTACGCGATAGGTGTCTTTGTCTTCTTCAGTTGATTGCAGCACGGCTTTGTGGATGACATACCCCACGGATACGTTGCGGCGGATACCGTCTTTCACATCGTTGAACACTTCCTCTGCGCGGGCGCTTTTCCCAAAGCGGACAACGGCGCGGCCTACCCGGTCAGCGCCGATCTGCACAGACTCAATGACACCAACATGATCTCGGCTGTTGTGATCCATCAACAATGGGCCGCCAGATGTCATGCGGCCAAGGCGAACGGATTGTGGAGAGAGATCGAGTATCTCGACCCCCCAATATCTTTCGTATGGTGTTTCAGATGCGAAGGCAAGCTCGACTGTGCGAGCTTCTTCGTTGACGGCTGCGCGCTCAACTTGGAATGAGCGATGCAGTTGTGATCCTTGCTTAAGTTCTTTTTTCATGTTGGCAGTTTCTCCATAAAAAGTGTCACCATTAAGGCAAAGCGGTTACATCCGGTGCATCTGATTTGGTTGGCTGTTGTTGGTTTCCGCTTGCGTAACTGACGACGCTGACGTTCTTGTCTTTGACCATCTGCTCGAATGCAGAGATTGAGTCGAGCACATCCTCGATGTCCATACCCATCTGTGCTGCGATCTGTTGCGGGCTAGATACGCCGGATTGCACAGCCAAGCGTGCCGCCTCGATATCTTTCATTGGATCTACCCATGCCCAGCGACGGCCTTGCCAGATGTGTTCGCGGAATTTGTCGAACTTGGCCAGCGGGATGGCGCTGCCATTTGGCATGACGACTTTCTGGTTAAGTAAAGCCAGCTTCAGCCACTCTTCGAACAGTGGGGTGAGGAACGCTTCAGCGAACCAGTTCTGCACGGTCATCCACTGGTCACGCTCTTCCAGTGCGCCAGAACGCAGGCTGGAATAGTTGACGCCTTCTAAGTCGTTAGCCAATGAGTTGTAGCTGATGTCCATGCCTGATGCGATACCTCGCAGGCAGGATTTGACGAATGCGCCGTATTGGTTCTGTGGGTAGTCTGGGTTGAAGCTTTGGAATTGATAACCTTGTGGCAATACGCCAAAGGTCCCGGCTTCTGCATCAGCCATGAATTCACCTGCATCATCTTGTCCGTCTGCCAATCCAGCTGGTGATCCATCTGGTGTGGTGAAGAATCCCATCTTGGCTGCACCCACGCGGGAGGCAATGACAGCAGCTTCTTCGTAACCTTTTAGGTTATGTAAGCGCAGCATGGCGCTATGCGCCCAAGGGATGCCGCGCGTCTGCTCGGCGTGTTCGGGAAGGTAGAGGTGAACGATGTCATCGGCGGGGATGCGTAATATCTTGCCCTGCCCTTGCGATCCACCAGGTGCTTGCTCATGCAGGTGATAGGCGATAGGGCGATGGAATTCATTGATCTCGACGCCCATGATGATGGCGTTCTGGCCGTTGGTTGGATTGCGATTGACCATCGTGGCCAAGCGAGAGACATCGAGCAGTTGCAGTGCGAACCCGTAGTCGTTACCGGATTGGGTTCCGCGTACCTTGCGTACCAAGGCTTCGCCGTCACGGGCGATGGCTTTGCACAGGTTGCGCTGCACGTCGGCAAAGCCTAGCTTGCCAGACACCTCGCACGATCCTTTGCGCGCCCATAGATAGAACGCTTTTTCAATGGCTGCATTGGCGAGTGAATCTGGTTTGCCAAAGTCGTTGCTGCGGGCTTGTAGGATGAATCCAGAATGGCCTGCGACATTACGCTCTACCATCCGTAGGAATCGGCGGATGTAGTCGTTGTTGTTTGCCATATCGCGTGAGCGCGCGCGCAGTCTATCTAGGTCGGTGCGCAACTCCATATCGATGGTGTTGGCTGTACCGAGCCATGACCGGGTAAGACGATTGACCTTGGCCGCATCGAATGAGCGCTTGTGTTTAACAGGCTCGGCGCTGCGCTTGAACTCAAAACCAAGGAATCTCATCAAAACCTCACGAGTAGTCGATTGCCAGCCGAGAGGCCGTTGTTGATACGATCTGCCGCTTCTTCTGCACGCACTTCATGCTGGTAGCGTGAGCGCAGGGCGATCAGTTCGTTCTTGGGGATGTACTTCATCACACGACCGGCGATCTGGTATTCAGCCACGCCAGGGTCGCGGCTTTCCAGCCAAGTCTCGATAGCAGCCAGCATCTTTTTGGCATGACTGCGAGTATCTAGGCCGGAGGATTGAGCGGCGAGGTTTGGCTTGATGATGATGCTGCCGTTGGCTACGGTGAATCGCTGTGAGCCTGATGTGACATAGGCTTGCCACGAGTATGTACCGGCGGCATAGGCCGCACTGGTGGCGGCATCTACGCTGATCAGATGGTCATCGCCGTCTGCAGCTGATGCGATGTCGTATTTTCCGCCAGAATTGATCAGGCGATAATTCAATACCCATCCGGCGCTAGATGGATAGTCTGCTAGAGAGATACGCCATTGAAGCGTATCGCCAGCCGTGACATTGACGGGGACGGTAGTTGGAATTTGATCCATGCTGACAGTCTGCATGGCATGGGTGTCACCATTAAGGCAAAACGGTTACACATATCTTCTGCGAGATTTTAAGTATGAGTCCCAGATTTTATACACCATTGGCCTGCTTATCTTGTATCGGTTTGCCACCAACCCGACCCGCTCTCCATTATTCAAGTCGCGGATGATGGATTGGTTGCGCCGCGTCATCTCGATCTGCGCATCCTCGCCAGACTTGGCGATATATACGCGGTCTCCACCCCAGTCGTGACGAAGCTGCTGCTCTACTTCTCGTGCCAATGACTCAGAGAACCCGCCTTCACGCTGGACGGCTTCATTTAATCGGGTGAATAGGTCTTTAATGAAGTCGCAGCTCATTCTGTCTCGCTTTTAAAGGTGGGTGTGTTTACGTCTGCACACTGGTTCGGCATGTGGTTGCAGGTGTAATGGCTTCACGGTAGGTGATGCTTGTCACGGCATGGCGCACAGGCACCCTCTACGATCCGGCCAGACCATTCACCACATAGGCCACATTCACCAGCGACGCCAACTGGTATCGCTTGCGCGACGCTGCGCGCTTGTTTCAAGGCGAACTCACGGTCTGTCTGTTCGCGCTCTTGGCCTTTGTCTATCTCGTCACTCATCACCACCCCTTCACTGAATAACCACTACGTCGTTTTGCCGCAGGTCTCTGCGGTACAAGTTGTTCTTCTCGTTTGTCTTGATTAATTGGCTCCACCTTCACAATCATTGCATCGCCTTCCAGCGTGACGGCGAGACGCTCCCAATACTTCGGATCCGGCCTGCCCGTCCGTCCACGCCCGATGTTGATGTCGCGGTGCTGGCCGATGGCCCAGGCATACACCATCGTGTCGAGCGGTTCGTTACGCTTGAAGCGCGCGCCGATGCGGGGGATGTAGCGTTTTTTCTCGGGGTCGTACACTTCAGAGAGCAGACCGTCGTAGTAGGTGTCTTCCAGCCTTTGTGGGAAGTTGAAGGTGCGCTCGGTCTGTTGGCGTTCTCCGTCGGCGGCGAGGTGGGCGAAGATGAAGTCCTTGCAGTGTTCGGTGCCGACGTTCCACACCATGTAGCCGTGGCGGATGACTTTGCCGGTGCGGGTTTTGGTGGGGCTGCTGCCGCTTTGGGCAATGGCGCGACCGATGCGGTTGGTGGCGCCCTGCACGGAATAGACGGGGATGCGCAGGCTGGGGCGCATGACGAAGTTTTTCACCTCTTCAGTGCGGTGTCCCCGGCTGTCTATTCCGGCGGCGCGTATCTTCATTTCTTTGCCGTAGCTGTTGACCAGCGGGCGGTGCAGGAAGGCTTCCAGTTCGTTCCACACGTCTGCACCGGTGGTGTCGCCCTGTATCTCGGTGAAGTCGATCACCCACAGGCGCGCGGGGCCGTGTTCTTCGGCGGGTGCGCCCCAGCCCAGCAGGGTGATGGCTAGCCATTTGTCTTGAGTGTCGATGCCGACGGTGAGGGCCAGCACGCCGGGCGGGATGATGCCTTGCTGGTATTCGCCCGCGCGCGTGGCCAGCTCGTGCGTCTTGAGCTTTTCGGATTGGTCTTCCCACGCTTCGCCGAGGTTTTGGTTGATGAAGCTCTTGAGCTGCACCGGCTCTTTGTGGATGCGCTTGAAGTGGATCACCAGATCGAGCCAGGACGGGCCGAGGCCGATGGGCGCGTAGAGTGCGCTGATGTGGTAGCTGCGCACGCGGCGCTCGGGGTGTTCCGGGATCCAGATGCCGCCTTCGAGCATGGCGGGCTTGTGGTGCTCTTCTATGATGCAGCCCTGCTCGCAGATGTATTCGGCTGCGGTCAGCGTGATGTTGGCTTTGACGTGGCTCCATTGCAGCACCTGCCGCTCGCCGCAATGCGGGCAGGCGACGTGGTAGCGGCGCTGGTCGCCATCCTCAAAGCCGCGCTCGATCAGCGATGCACCCTTAAGCGTGGGTGTGCTGGCGAACAGCAGCTTGTGGCGCACAAAGGCTTTCACGCGCGAGCGCGCCAGCTCCACCGGGTCGCCTTCGTCGCCGATCTGCGCGGGGAAGCGGTCGAGATCATCCATCATCAGGCAGCGCACGGACTTTTGCGCGTAGCTGTTGGGCGAGTTGCCGCCGGCGAGGAACAGGATGCCGCCTGGGAAGTCGATCAGTTCTTTGCTGTGTGCCGCATCGCGGCTGCGCAGCCCGCCCAGCATGTCGCGGATGCACGGCGTATCGGTCAGCAGCGGGTTGAGCTTCTGCACCTTCCAGGTGTCGCGCGCTTCCAGCGTCGGCATGAGCACCATCGCAGGGCCCGGCGCGTAGTCCATGGTGTAGCCCAGCCAGTTCACCGACATCTCGGTGACGCCCACCTGCGACGACTTCATGATCCACACCTCGCGCACGGACGAGTGCAACGACAGGCAATCCATGATCTCGCGCAGCATCGGGTTGCGCGCCGTGCGCCAGCGACCCACCTCACCACTGCCCTTGCTCGACAACACGCGATGGTTGTCCGCCCACTGCGAGACGGTGAGCCGCCCTCGCGGGCGCACCGCGCGGGCGGCGGCGGCGGACATGAGGTGGCGGGCGGAGAGGGTTTGCATGCTATGCCTATCCCCATTTCGCGATCTTGTCCGCGATATCCGTCAGCACCTGTTCGAACGATTCCACTAGCACCGCGCGGACGGCTTCGGTGTCGTTGAGCGGCACCAGCTCAGGCGCGAGACGATCCGGCAACACTTCGAGCGAGCCGCGAAACGTGGCGGCCAGGTCGGCGGCGAACAGGCGGGCTTCTTCGGCATCGACAAGCTTGCCGCTGGCGCGCTCGTATTCCAGCTTGGCGGTGAGCGCCTTGTATTTTTCATTTACCGCTTTGGCTTGTTGGAAGCTGT